AAAAAATCGAAGAAGCTCGGCAAGCCATGCGCTTGGGTATCGTAGATAAGGAGATCAAATGTTATTAACAATTATTATAAGCTTATTTTTAACATTAGTTGTATTAGCGTTGTATTCAAAACAGTTAGCAAACGAGTTAAAGAAAATGGAAGATAGAATTGACAAAAAGATATTAATCCTCAAAAACAATATCACAAAATAGTTGGCCAAGTTCTGTCAATGATACGTAAGACTTCTCAAAACTTAGTTTTTCATTTGCTTTTAATTCATAAAGTGGATTAAGATCATCTAGATATTTTTCGTATTCTTCGTAGTCAACAGAAAAGAATTCATGTGTAAGATATGTATCTTCATGAACATTTATCAAATTATGAGAGCTTAAAATAGTTAATTCCAAATCATAACTTGAAGACCATCCCGCTTTAAATAATAAATGAGTTTTTCCCACAGTTCTACTAGCAGATGTATCATTGTTAACAATTTTGGGTTTGCAAATTGTGACTACACTATATGGATTTTTATAAATCATCTCCAACAATTTAGCTTCTTTAGGTGTCATATTAGAGAGAATGGTACTAAAAATTGGAGTAATATTGGCATTCTTGCGACTATCAAAAGAAGCAGAAATTAATTTTTCAAACAAAATTCTAATCTCTACCTCATTCAATTGGTATCTTGAATCCTCAATAGATTTTAAAACAATACCTACTTTAGAATCATCTCTATATTCAATAGGAATTCTATTAACCTCTTCTTGAATTTCTTTTTGAAAGAGTTTTAAATCATGTTCTTTTTGAATGTTGAATTTGCGCACTGGATCCAAAACAACATGGAAGATGCCATCCAACACAGTTCCTACAGCATTCCCAATTGATGATGCGGCAGGTTTAAATAAAGCATCACCAGTGTCTGATGAAATTGGGATATGATTAATTTCCATATCGTTGTTATTTTGAGAAGTCATATTAAACTCCAATCATTTTTATTTTTATTATACCAAATTAGAAAGGAATTAAAGAGTGAACGAAATCACTTTATCAAATAATTTATTATTGTGAGGTTTAAATAATGACGAAAATTAATATTACTTTAGAAAATCAAAGCGAATTAAATGAAATCTTGAACGAAGTTTCAAAAAAAGCCAAGGAATTGCAAGAAGCAATCACTAGGCTAGAACAATTTGAAATTAAAATTTCAGTAAAAGAACTTGTTGAAAAACAAGTCCTTAGTTCAGAAAATTGTAAAGTTCTTTTTAATCTAGAATCTGGGACGTTCATTATAAAAAAGTCACAATAGGTTGTTTGAAGAGCTTGTATCTCTAAATATGAAGGAGAAATAATGGATCCAATTAAAAAATTATTGAAAATGATGGATTGGCAAGATGCCAACCGTCCGCTAAAGGTCGAAGAAAAAGCCGAATTGATGAAACTGACTGATATCGATTTTGAAGAGCGGTTACATCAAATGGCTGTGGATTTCAGGAATGATGGAGTGATTCGAGCATGAGCCTTAGAAAACTAAAACACATGACTTTGATGCTTCTATTTTTCTTCCCGCTGTTTTCGATTGTGATGATTAAGGTCGTATATGACCAACAACAGAAAATTGAAGAACTGGAACAACGAGTGTATTCGCACTCGAGAAGCATTGGACGCTGGGCCGAGATTGTCGGACGAATGGAAGAAACCAACAAGGCCCAAGATTTTATGATCAACAAATTCAATCGGGAACTATTCCCAGAAAAACCAACCGAAGCAGAGGTAGAAACTAATGACAACTATTGAAATTTTCTTGGCAGTAGCGTTTGCTACATATGCAGCACTTTCAGGCTTTGCAATCTTCGTATTGCGTTGCATCATCATCCGTCAAAAAGAGAAGATGCGCTACTACAAATCAGCTAAATATCAGCGGAAATTGCTTAATAAACGTGCGACAGAAATCCACCGAAAAAATAACGTGAAAGGAATGACAGCATGAGCGACAACGTACACAACCCAAAACACTACCAAGGTCGGAATGGTCTTGAAGCAATCGACGTCCATCGAAATTTTATGAATGATGAGCAGTTGACTGGATACCATCTCGGCAATCTTATCAAGTATGTGCTTCGCTATCGTCGTAAGAACGGTATCGAAGATTTGGAAAAAGCCAAGGTGCACATGGACTGGCTGATTGAGAAAGAAAAAGCTATGAAGCTACAGTTAGAGGCATTAGTTGGAGGTACAAATGATCAATAATGTTGTACTTATCGGCCGTCTGACTCGTGATGTTGACCTTCGTTACACTCCTCAGAATCAAGCGGTTGGGCAGTTCACGCTTGCCGTGAATCGGAATTTTAAGAACCAGAATGGTGAATATGATGCTGATTTTATCAACTGTGTGATTTGGGGCAAGTCAGCCGAAAACTTTGCAAACTGGACCAAGAAGGGCAACCTTGTCGGCATCACTGGTCGTGTCCAGACTCGCAATTATGAAAATCAACAAGGGCAACGTGTGTATGTGACAGAAGTTGTTGTCGAAAGCTTCCAGCTTTTGGAAAAGCGTGATAATTCGGCTAATCAGAATTCAATGGCTGAACAGATGCCTCCTTCATTCGCAGGCGATCCAATGGACATCAAGGATGACGATTTACCATTTTAGGAGGTGACAAAATGGCACAAAGACGTATGTTCAGTAAAAAAATCACTGACACAGACCATTTTCTTGAGATGCCTCTATCTGCACAAGCTCTCTACTTTCACTTGAATATGGGAGCGGATGATGAAGGTTTCATTGACCGTGCTAGAACAATCCAGCGGACTATCAGAGCCAGCGATGACGATATGAAAATCCTTATCGCAAAAGGTTTTCTGATTCCGTTCGAAAGTGGTGTGGTTGTTATTAGGCACTGGCGAATTCACAACTACATCCAATCTGACCGATTCCAAACGACTATTTACCAGGATGAGAAATCTCACTTGGAATATGATCAGTCGAAAGTGGCAAATTTTAACGCTGAGAAAAAATGTATACATGATGTATCCATTCCGGAGCCACAGGTTAGGTTAGGTAAGGATAGGTTAGATAAGGATAGGTTAACTACCTATAGTGCTGATTCTGACGAATCACACGAGGACCCTATCCCTTACCAGGAAATTGTTGAGCATCTGAATAACACATGCGGGAAATGTTACACTCACACTGGAAAATCCACTCGCAAGTTAATCCGTGCTAGATGGAATGATGGTTTTAGGCTAGATGATTTTAAAAAGGTGATCGATACCAAGAGTAAGGACTGGTTGAAGAATAAGGATATGAAAAAGTATTTGAGACCAGAGACTTTGTTTGGGACTAAGTTTGAAACGTACTTAAACGAAGCTCCTCGCTCTAATCGAAACAGTAGCAATGATATAGGGGTTTAACATGATTACATTAGCAGATGTCATTGAAGCGTTTGAGAAGGAGTTCTACCCTCTCAGCGATTCGATGAAAGAATGCATGTTAGCTCATCCTGATCCAAAGGCTGTGCTGGGGAAACTGGCACACCTGATGGATTGTGCGAGGTGTGGCCATGCAGGATAAGGAAGTAATTGTATTTGGCCGATGGGCCATGACGAAAATTGATAAGGTCTGCCCTAAACATGGTGAACAGATGTATGCGGTCGGACCGAATCAAGTCGAGGTGTGTCAAGCTTGTGGCAAAGAGTCTATCGAACGTGATGAGCAGAAGACACAGCTTGAATACTGGAAGTTGGAAGACAAGCGGGCAGAAGCTAAACGGCTGGATGTACTGTTTAATTCGTCCATCGTGAATGCTGAATTGAAAAATGCGACTCTTGGGAACTTCGAGGCAACAACTACTAGGCAGAAAGAAATGCTCTCTGCTGCTAACAGGATAGTGGATGAATATTGCAAGGGAGCGACCAACAATGTGCTATTTCTCGGTCCGGCTGGTGTTGGCAAGAGTCATCTTGCTTACGGGATCATCAAGGACGTATCAAATCGGACTAAGAAGCATGCGATGTTTATCAAATTGCCTGAGCTGTTGGCTAAAATCAGAAATGACTTTGGCAATGAGGAACAGACGGAGCAGAAGTGGATTGCTCGACTTTCCAAGGTTCCATTCCTTGTCCTGGACGATTTGGGGCAAGAGAAGATTAGCGATTGGTCCAAGAGTATCTTATTCTCTATCCTGGACAACCGGAATTGCACGATTATTACAAGTAATCTTGAGAGCAGTGCTGATATCGAGTCGGTCTACAATCAGGCTATCATGGATCGTGCTTGCAAGGGCATTGACAAGGACCACGGGTTTAAGTTTGACGGGATGACTAGCATGCGAAGAAAGCATTTTTGATGGGGGGTAAGCTATGGTTGAATTAGTCAAATACGATAGCGATCAGCGTCGACGATTCCCGAAAAATTTGGTCCGGCTTCGGAAAGAGCGAGACTTATCAAAGAACAAGCTCGCGCAAAAGCTGGGATGGTCGTATAACACAATCACAAGCTGGGAACGTGGCGAACGTATGCCGTACCAGTACGCAATCGAGGATCTATGCGAGGTCTTTGGAGTGACTGAAACGGAGCTCTTGGGCTCGCCCGTCAAGCTCCGGATGTTTGCCTATTATCGAAAAGGTAAGCTCACGGCGACCGGGACGTTGCAAGAGATTGCAGATCAGACCAAACAAAAGATTGATAGTTTGCGGAGCTTGCTTTCGAAGTCGAAGAATCCAAAAGAGGGATGGAAGACGTACCTCGTAGAGATCAAAGACGAGACTCGCTATGCTATCGAATTCACGCAGACGTTTACGATTGAGGAGATCGAACAGCACGGCCTCGGGTGGCTTAGAAATAACCCGATCGCAAGAATTGAGGAGGTGAAATGATGAATAAGCAAGAGTTGATCGGAAAAATCAAGAGTGCAGATACTACATATTTATCTCTCACTCCATTTATCAAAAAGAAATTGATCTTAGACTTAGTCAAGCAACTAGACGAACCGCAGAAAGTCCAAGTACCGAAGTTTGTGGCGGATTGGTATGAGAAACACAAAGATGATTTTGAAACCAAGTTATTCAGAGCCGTCGATCTAATCCCTAGTGACTACGAAGAAGATGAATTGAGCGAATTTGAAGAGTGGCTAGTAGATGAACACACAGCACCTTTTCAAACACTTGTCAATATGCACCAATTCGGATACGAGGTAGAGGAAGAAAAGCGGTATACAGTAAGAATGAGAACAACAAATCAACCGCTATTTTATAACAGTCTGGAAAAGAAACTATTCTTTTCTTTGGGAGAATTAGCTACTCAATTTACCTTCAAACAACTAGAAGAAGCTGGTTTTGGGGATGTGTTTTATAGCCCACTGTTTGAGGTTGAGGAGGTGACAAATTGACTCCGAAATATAGAGCTTGGAACAAAGAAGAAGAAATGATGCTAACGTTTGACGACCATTGGGAATTAGGTGAATTCTTCTTAGGATCATATCCAGATAATGACTTTTGGGACTTGATGCTAGCAACTGGCGGTAAGGACAAGGATGGGGAAATAATCTTTGAAGGAGATATTATTTCAAGAGATGGAAACGAAGGGCTATTGGTTGTCAGATTTGGACAATACATAGAAAACGACAGTCTCGGCTATAAAATTTATAGCACAGGGTTCTACTTTGAAACAAGGCACGAAGGTGAAGAGCGGACGTTTTCACTCGACTCTGAACTAAATTATCTTTGCAAAGTTATTGGAAACGTCTACGAAAATAAAGATTTATTGGAGGCATGGGATGAAAAAACAAGAGTTGATTGCAGAGTATGAACGAGTTAGCAATTTTGTTGAAACAGTAAAAACAAAAAGTGTGATAGACAAACTAAAACAAATCGATGAACCAAAAGTGCAAGTGCCAGAATTTGTGGCAGATTGGATTTTCAAGGCTCAATTAATAGATAGACGCAGTATACGTTCTGCATTAGAAACAGCCACAATCAGACTATACGCCAAAAGAAGCGATGAGGTTATTGCTTGGTTAAAAGACATAAGCAATCAAGACATCTTTGCCAGCGCATGGGCCAATGATTACGAGGTTGAGAAAGAACCGAAGTACACAGTTAAGTTTAAAGCTACTAAACAATACCTTTCCAATGATGAACTAGGTCCACATTTCGATCCAAGTTTTAGATCTAATTTTACAAAATCTGATCTTGAAAAATTAGGTTTAGGTTGGGTGTTCGATTGCGAAGGTATGGAAGTTGAGAAGGTGGGAAAATGAATAAACAGGAGAAAGTCACAGTACCGCAGTTTGTGGCGGATTATATAGATTTTAAAAAAACATACGATTTTCATGTTTATGGGGCGATGAGAGCGATTGAAGATCATTATGATAAGAGAGTCCAAGAGTGGTTTTACGAAGGCAACATTGAAACTTTTGCCCGTGCTTGGCTTGACGGCTACACAGTTGAGAAAGAAAAGCGGTATCTTGTGAAGATGAAGGGGATGGGCAAAGAGTTTATGATGCTCAAACTGGATAAAATTAGGGACAGTTGGTATATGGGGAATGATACTGAATATAGCTACACGAAAACCGCTCACACCCGCAAAGAACTAGAAGATGCCGACTTTTCCTGGGTGTTTGATTGTCCGGGAATGGAAGTTGAGGAGGTGGAAGGATGAACGATGAAGTATATAAAGAACTGGAAAAACTTATGAGCTTCTTTCCTAATTCATTTATAAATAGACAATTGGAACTAATTCTTATCCCAAAAACTAACACCTACTTTTCTTTAAAAGACTGTTTCACCAAGGAAGATATCATCTCAAAGGTGTTGATGTGGTGTACTAGGGATATTGCCAAAGCTAGACCTTATCAGAAACAGAAGAGAAATATTGATTTCTATGTAGATAATCGCACACGTTTAGAAAAATATTTAGGTGCAGATATTAACGTAAATGTAGTCTATCATTGCTTAGGGAATGGGGTTGACGAAGAACTGACACAAAAGTTTATCAGCAGTGGTTTTGACATGAAAATTCTGTATCCAAAGGCTAAGGAGGTGTAAGATGATTCCAGAATTTAGAGCGTGGAGTAGACTTGCATCAAGAATGTATGTAGTTAATGGGTTATATTTTGATAGAGGGATGGTTCAATATGCGAATAACGATAATGCAATAAGATTTATCAAACTTGAAAATATTATTCTCATGCAATCCACAGGATTCACAGATGATCTTGGAGAGGCGATTTTTGAAGGAGATGTTATCCTTTGGACATATTGGGACGAATTTGAAGATAGTGGAAGAGCAAAGGTTATCTTTGATAAAGGTATGTTTAAGTTGTTAGATATATGCACAGAAAAAGAAGTCTGGAATAATCTATCTGACTGTATTGAAAATTGTAATGTATACCTTCAAGGCAACATTTACGAAAATCCCGAATTGTTGGAGGTAGAAATATGATAAAAAAATTATTAATTACAGTTTTTGTTTGTTTGTCTTTTATAACACTATCGGGGTGTGGAAATAAAGATATTCTTGGAACAACTTTTACTTTCGAATACGCAAAAATCAGACTAGTTGACGGACGAATTGTCGAAGGTAAAGTAAAGCAATGGGCAAAATATGACGAACAAGATAGTATTCGTGTGACTTTTGAAAATGGCGAGGTATATTACACTCACTCAAGTAATGTAACACTGTATAACAAATAGATGAGAATTAGCATGGACTTACAAATTTAAAGAAAGGAGTAACAGAATGAAACGACCAAACAGATACCCATACACTAAGAGTCAGCGGGAAGAGACAACGACGGCGGTTTATTCGTACAGCAACGGAGAATATGAACTGTTTAGAGGTCTTGAAAACAAATTCACAGGAGAAAGAGTAGAGGTGAAATAGATGGATCTACAAAATATCGTCTTCCTTGGTTTCGTTGGTGGTTGGCTAGGAGGACTTGCGTGGGCTTCGATTGTTTCCATCAAATCAAATGAGACAAAGAAGGAGAATGAAGCGATGAAAAGATTGATTCGGCAACAAAACGATGTATTGACCGTAACACTGAATCGTGAAAGAAAACTAAAAGAACAGATGAAAGAGGAAAAGCATGGATGAACTAATTAAAAGAATCGAAATTTGGTCAATTGATCGTGGGTTAAATAATCAAGATAGTGGCAAGCAAATCTTGAAACTAGTTGAAGAGTTTGGGGAATTGGTCCAAGGTCATCTAAAAAACAACGTTGATCAAATCAAAGACTCAATCGGTGATATGATGGTTGTCATGATTATCTTCTGCCAGCAAGAAAATATTAAAATCAAGGACGCACTGAATAGAACTTCTGTCGGACTATTCAACGAACGCCATCTGAAAGATGTTGATAGTTGTCTTAAATTTACACTGCGACACATCAGCCAGCTTGCAGACCGTCCGAGATTCTGGCCGGAATTAGATTTGGCAGCCATCACGGATAGCATCGCAAATATTGGGGGGGCTTACGATTTAACAGTAGAAGAATGCCTTCAAGCTGCTTATGAAGAAATTAAGGACCGGAAAGGGAAAATGGTCAATGGTGTCTTCGTTAAACAGGAGGACATCAAATGACATACGTTGTAAGACAGTATGAAGGCCACTGCATGTGGGAAGGGACTCATCCAGCGAGAGCGAAAGATACAGAGTTCGAAACACTGCATGAAGCCTTGGCATATAGAGCGACATTGACAGGCATGATTGAAATATTCAAAAGAGAGGTGATTAAATGAACCTACGAAGTCGCTATGGATATCTTATCCTGGCACTGAAACAATATCCATTTGACAAAGAAATCAAGGACCGAATTAAAGAAATTGAAGTACCTTGGAAACCATCTGATCCTAACACGGGTATCAAGAGTAACAAGACAGTTACTCCAAAAGCATTATCGGATATCATTAAGAAAGAGTCGGACCCAGAATTGCATCGACTCGAATTGATGAAAGAAGCCATTGCTTCAGTCAAGGTTTTAACTCCAGAAAACGAATGGACTGCAATCAAAGCGATCTACATCGACGGGGCTCTGACAGTTGAGGGAGCATCAATCAAATACTTGCATTGTAGCAAGTCGTTAACCTACAAAGAGGTCATTGAACCGTTCTTCAACAAGCTCGAGAAGAAGATCTTTGAGTTGTCAGCCAACAGCAAATTTAAAATAAATTTGGAAAAAAGTTAAAAATCCGGCTGAAATCGTGGAAAAATTTCAAAAAAAAGGTGCTAAAATTGTATTATCGGGTAAAACCGAAGAGAGTCCTTATGAAACGGGTTGGGAGTTAGCTCAGTTGGTAGAGCAGTTGATTTTTAATCTTCGTGTCACAGGTTCGAATCCTGTACTCCTAATATCAGCCAAGTCAGCACAAGCTGGCTTTTTATTTTGCCTTGAAAGGAGGTGAGTCGATGAACATTGTAGACCCAATCAGGGACAAGGACGATATCCAAGCAATGAAGGAATATCTGAGAGAGTGGAACGAAAGAAACTATCTGCTCTTTTTGTTTGGGATAAATTCTGGTTTGCGTGTAGGTGATATCTTACAAGTGAGAGTCAAGGATGTACAAGGATGGTACATCAAAGTCAAAGAACAGAAAACCGGGAAGCGCAAGCAACTCAAGAT